AGCCTCTAGCCACTGGGCTGCAAGAACATATATGCTAGGATCATCGTTTATGGGTGGCGGTAACTTTTCTTTAACTAAACCGCTAAATAAAAATCGCAATAGGTATTAAGATGAGATTAAGTGATAAAAAGTTTCGAAATAAATACTGCCAAGAATGTATTAAGAAGGCAAAAGATAAATATGGTAAGTTTAATATTATGTGCGATGGGATTACTGTTGAAGATGATGTTAAGTTTGCTGTTAAATATGGTGGTATGACTGAAGAAGATGCAAGATATCTTTACGATCCAGCTTCATTTTTTGAGCAAAGCTATGGATCTCCAGCTAGAGATTATCAGATTCCTATGCTTCAGTGTACGTCTAGAAACTTAGTAGCAAGACAATGCAGACAGACAGGTAAAACATTAGTCTTTACAAATAAGATACTGCACTTTGTAGGTACTAATCCCAATAAAACAGTTCTTATACTTGCGCCTCAAGAGAAACAGGTTAAGAAGATATGGGATGAATATATCTTTAGAGATGGCATTGATAAGAACGCTAAGCTTAAGCATTCTGTTGTAAGAAAAAGAGAAAAGCCCTATTTTGAAGTTGTTTTTGACAATGGATCCAAAATAATGCTTATGATTGCTGGTCCTGGTGCTCGTGGTCAGTGTATGCCTGCTGGTCAGCTAATAACTATGCATGATGGTAGCCAAAAACCTATAGAAGAGGTTAAATTAGGCGATATAGTACTTACATTTGATGAAAATGACAAGAAAATTAAGCCCAATAAGGTTACTGCTCTTCATAATAATGGTGAAAGAGACATATATGAGGTCGTAACAAACAAAGGAAGAAGCGTTAAGGCTACTGGAAACCATCCATTTTACATAAATGATGCATGGATAGATGCTGAATTTATCAATAAAGGCGACCTAATAGCTGTCCCCGCCAAATTACCCACTGGAAACAGTGAGCTTAGCGATGATTTAATTAAATATGCCGCTTATATGCTAGATAATAAGAGTAAACTTGGTAGAAGATACTCTACTATGAGCCAAAAGCATGTTTTTGAGTTTAATGAGGTATGTAAATCTTTAAATATTATTGTATCTAGGCTTGGAAATAATGAAAGACATAAATCTGCTACATTTGATGTATTTCTTTCTACTAAAACTGAAGATAATGTAAAAGATTTTGTAAATAAGATAGATATAGCAAGAAAAAAAGATATATTGCCAGAGATAGAAAACCTACCTGAAGATAAGCTTACGTTATTCCTTAACAGGCTATTCTCAAATGGAGGCAATATTAGCTATTATAAGCAGAGAAATTCTGTAGAGGTATGGTATCATACAAAATCTAATAAAATAGCTTCTAAGCTGCAATATATGCTTCAGAGACTAGGAATTAAATCAAGAATAGACGAAAGAAAAGTATTTAGCTCAGACTTAGATAATTATTCTTGCAAATACATATTAAGAATAGAAAATAAAAGAGAAGTTAAGAAGTTTTTATCATCTATCGGAATATATGACAGAGGAGATGCAATAGATCAGGTTTCTGAGATAATTAATTATAAAAATAACGTTAAAGAAGACGGAGATTTCTATTACGAGAAAGTTAAGTCATGTAAGATAGTTGGCAGAGAAGAAACATATAATCTCACAATTGAAAGTACTCACACCTTCATAGCTAACGGAATAATCACCCACAACACTGCTGATTGGGTTTATGTTGACGAATCTGCAATTATAAATAACGAAACACTAAAAGACATCTTAATGACTATCGCTTCTAGAGGGGATGATGCTACAATCCTACTAACTTCTACTCCTATGGGCAGAGGAAATATCTTCTATGAAGCATGTAAAGAAAACTCTGAATTTAACGAATACTTTATCTCTATTGATGATGTTCCAGAAATGGCTGGACAAAAAGAGAGATTTAGAAAGCTTCTTGGAGAAAAAGGATATATCCAAGAAGCATTAGCGCAATTTCCATCAACATCAGGCGGTCCTTTTAACCTTGAAGGTATTTCAATGGCTAAACTGGACTATGAGTATGAAAATGCTCGTAGAAGCGGAGGAATGATCTATTTTGGCGGTGTTGACTGGAACGGGCCTGCAGTTGGTACATATTTCTATATCATTGGCTTTAATCCTAATACATATCAGTTAAAAGTAATGGATAAGGCAGTTGTATCATCAGCTAACTGGAATAGTACTGTTGCTAAAAAGACATTTATTGACCTAAATAGAAAATGGGAACCTAAGCACTGGATGGTTGACTATGGATACTCACAGAGCATAGTTGAAGAATTAACACTGTATTCTATGAACTGTGGCAAGGATAATAGGCATCCAGACTCTAGAATCAAACATATTATTGAGCCTGTTGCATTTGGCTCATACATAATGATGGAAGATCCTTTTACAAAGGAAGAGATTAAGAAAACTACCAAGTCATTTATCGTATCACAAGTGGCGAGAGTATTTGAGCCACAAGATGATGGAACTAAGTTTGTTCCTATTGCCATATCTCAGCACGATGAAGAGCTAGTAAAATCTCTTGAAGCATATAAGCTTCTTCAAATTACAAGTACAGGACAAGAGAAGTTTGGACTTGATCCAAAGGACGGATATGAAGACCATGCTATAGATGCATTTATACTGGCATGCTATGGTGTAATCAAACATTACAACACATTATTTAAGCGTATAATTTACGAATCTGTATCATTTAAAAAAGAATCAGTACTAGAACCTCTTGCAGATGATGATGTAACTAAGGAAGTTATATCTGGCGGAATCATTTTATTAACAGATAATAGTCCAGAGCCTATATATATTGATGAAGGAAAAGCACCTGATACGGAAGAAAAATCAGGACCAATTGTGACTAGATCTTTCAATAAAGGGATAGTTAAGAGAAAAAGCTTTAACGACAGAAGTCTTTCAGGTATAATGAGAAGCCGAGGCGGACTTATAAGAAGGAATTTTTAAAATAAGAGGTAATAAATGAATACACTTGAATTATATCAAGAGTCAGTTCCGTTTTCTAATAAAAGAATAAATAATCCGATAAGCTCAGGTTCTTTTACTAATCCTGTAATAGTTCCATTTTCGTTTGACTTTACAAGCCAAGAGAACACGCTTGAAAGTGTAATTTATTTAAGAAATAACTCAGTAGAGCAAAGATACGAGAATATAGTTATATCTTTAATGAAAGACGATCAATCACTGCTAGTTGGAGATCCTGTTCTTGCCAATGGAACTGTTTCTAATACTGATGGAGACATATCATTCACACTAAACGAGAAGAGTGTTAGTGTTGGATATTCCGTGGAAGATATTCCACTTTCACCTGGGCAATCTTTCCAGGTAACAGCTAGTGAAGCTGAGCTTAATGGATACTATGAGCATTATATTCCTGTTGGAGATGATAGCGATATTTCTGTTAAATTTAGTTATGGGTATGATGAAGTAACATCTGTTGATTGGGAGAAGAAAGGTAATGTGCTTGTTATTCCTAATGTTGGAACTACAGGAGTACCAGATACTTCCTATCATGCTATTAGAATGAGAATTACATGGAAAGCAAATACACAGCTATTTACAATTAGGGATTACTTCCTAGATGCATCATATCAAACGCAGGCAGTAGTTGAGGGTATCTAATGTCAGAATTCTTAAGACATAAAATAAAATACATACCCAAAGAGATAACCGGAGTAGACATATCTGCTATAGAGGCACAGAATGGCACATCTCAAGAAGAAGACTCTTTAAATGATGACATAAATATAGTTAAGAAATTATTAGATCATCTTAAACTAATAAGTGATTATAGAGATAAGTTAGACGCTGTAGATTTCCTTATCAATAATGCAGAGAATCTTGCAGGGAATCTAAGGTACGAAGTAACTGATCCATCAATAGCAAGTGCTGTTAAAGAACTAGGTGGAGATGGCACATATGTAGATTTTGATATATTTAAGATTGCAGTAAAAGAAATGATTGAATTCTATGATGAAACTGCATTACTCCAATTAACAGGAGCAGATAATGATTAAGTATCAAGATGCAGTAGAGTCTGCAAAGTTAATTATACAATATAGAAACCTAACAGCAGATGCTATTATGTTAGCTAAGAAGGCCGACTGGAGTGTTCATGTTATTGGTACATATGATCTAATCTTTCCACACTTACATATAGACTTTCCTACTAGAGAAGAAGTATTGCAAGCAATACAAAAGACTATGGACATACATCATGCAACAATTAAGCATTATGGGAAATATAGTCATACTGGAGGGAAGACTAAGGCTGCACCGGCTCCAAATATTAGATGTGAGATAAAGGGTGGTCCAGAGTTTGTTAGAGGAAGAGGGAGTATTGTCAACGCGATTGGATATGGCGTAGGAAGCGATGTTCCTGAAGAGGAGGTAACTGATGCTAACGGATAAGGCTATTAGTGCTAAAAAAGTACTAGAGTTCTATATGAACAAATTACATAAAGATGAATCAAATGAATCTATATTTGCTGCACAGTATGCTAATCTTCACACTTTAAGATATAGGATTAACTGTATGCTAAACTCACTAGAGAGCTTTGATCTAGAGGTGAAATAATGGCAGTCAGTGATTTTACAAATAAAGATAACTACACAAGAATATTACAGTATGTCACTAACGATGCAGCGGCAATAAAGATAAATAAAAGCACTGTAGTTGTAGAGAACGGAGAAGTATCTGCAACTAGATCTGCCTTAAAAACAGTAAATGATACTGTAACAAATGTCGCAGACTATGCTGGTGTAAAAGCAGTAGAGCTAGTAAACTATATGGCTCCTGTAAAAGTAGTTTATGATAGCGCATATAAGATTGGTCAAGAGTTTGATGAGATCATTAAAGACAATCTAGTAATGCAAACTATGAATATAAAAGGATCTGACATCTTATGCTCAGCCTTTTGTATCATAATCAGCTTCTTGCCCTGTAAAACAAGAAATGATTTATACGAAGCTATTCTTGACATGCAAAGAGGAGCAGCTGTCTTGGGACAAGCTGCATCTGCAATAAATGAGGCAGTAAAGACATATAACGCAGCTATGGCAGGAATAGATTCTGTAATAGCGGCCACTGAAGGACTCTTTAGTAACAATATAATTGATACAGCTTTTAATAGTAATGAAGAAGGTATCACCCCAGCTCTTGGAGGATCCACAGTCTCTGCTGCGATTACAAGCGTAGAAAAGGTAGCAGAAACTATAGGTAATGTGCTTGAGGTTTTATGTAATGGAACAATTCAAGCCCCTGTAAATGTTACTAGCAGAATATGGGATTTAGCAAAAAGTGTACTATATCAATTACAAAGCATGGCGCTAGAGTTAGCCAATGAGGCAATTGATAAGATTATAGCTCCGATAGAAAACCTAATACTGGACTGGACTCCATCAGAGTGTGCACTTAGGGGATATGCTTCAGTCTTATTTAATAAGATTATTGGTGGAATTAAAAAAGAAAAACAATGGATATTGCAGCAAATAGCAGATCTATTTGGTTCTGGAATAGATTATAAGAAGGCACAAGAAGAGTTTACCCACGGATCAATCTCAGTAATGGAAGTAAAGGCATTTATAGATGCTATAAAGATGATCTCGCATAGGTTTGGTGATCTAGCAATAGCATGTGGAATATCTCCTTGCTCAGAGCTAGACGATAGCTCTAAGAGTAAGGCAAGCGCTTTAAAGAATGGTAATTTAATACCAGAGGCAATGGGTGAATCTAGCACGATAGCTGACCTTCCAATAACAAGTAATAACCTAGACGATATATCAGAATCGCTCGGAAATATACTAGGAATTGACAGTAAAAACATAATAGCAACTGATGATAAAATATCTTTTATATATAATGCTGCAGAGAATGCACCTAAAAAGATAGTGGAATTTTATAATTCAGGAATATTGGGATCCGACTATTCAATATTTAATGACGGAAACACAATAAAAGTAGTACACACATTTAAGAGAATGTGCTTAGGAGAATAATATGTCGCTTGATATAAAGCCTACAGAGAAACAGCATAATAGCGCTAAAAGCTTTATTAAAGTAATGGATAATACATTACAGCCAGTAAGCCCTAGTAATGTTACTATCATTTCTAAAATTACTAAAAATATAAAAACAATTAAGCCTGCAGTACCAAGATATTTTGAAAATCCAGAGCAGATATCTGGAGCTACTCCTAGCGAGTATGATCTTGTATCTGTTTTCAGGCTACTGAAATATGAACCATATTTCCTAAAAGCAACACAGAAAAAGGTTGGATTATTGGTCAAATCTGGGTTTCAGATTCAGAGCGATAATGTAGAAGTAAAGAAGTACTTTGATGCTAGATTTAAGTACATGTTTCTTCAAACTAAGAAATCTCTTACAGAGATTATAAATAAGCTAGCACTTTATTTAATTGTGTGTAGCAATGGCTTTTTAGTTAAGGTTAGAGATAAGCAATTTCCCCATGCAGAGTCATATTTTCAAGATGGAAAAGAAATGGCACCAGTTGTAGGATTGTTCTTAGCTCACCCAGCTAGCATGAAGCCTAAGTGGAAAGTTGTCAGAAGAAAAGGTAAGCCTTGTCTTGAAATAGAAAAGTGGGTTCATTTTAATTTCCGTGGAGAGACAGCAGAGTTTAATGTAGATGATGTTGCTCACTTTACATTATTAAAAGAAGATGGGATGGTTTTTGGTATGCCAGAAGTTGTCCCAGTAATCGATGATATTAGAACTTTAAGAAAAGTAGAAGAAGATATACAGCTTCTTATTTATAGAGACTTGTTCCCAATCATACATTATAAGGTAGAGTCTCCAGGAGTAATAGATAGCGAAACTGGAACCACTGAGCTTGATAAAGCTAAGTCAGACATGGAACGCATTATTCAAGATGGAGGTATAGCTACTGATTCAAGACATACTATTGAGTTTGTTGGCAATGATAGTGGAGGCATTGATGCTAATCCTTACTTAAAGCACTTCCAAGAGCGCGTATTCACAGGACTAGGTGTTTCTGCTACTGATATGGGGCTAGGAGCTGATGTAAGCGGAAATACAGCTACATCTATGTCTAAGCAGCTTACTGATGCTGTAAGGAATATTCAGCAAGAATTATCTAAACAATTTAATGAGCTTATACTTACCGAAATGGCACTACAGTCTCCTTATGGAATTGAGTGTTTACAGGATGAAAATATCCCTACATTAGAGTTTAATGAAGCTGATATTGAATGGAAAATTAGACAAGAAAATCATGAAGCTGATCTGTTCACAAAAGGTGTTAAAACTATTGATGAGGTTAGATTTAAGCTTGGCGAAAATGAATTAACAGATGAAGAGCTAAATAAAACATTCCAAGGACTATATGGACAAATGGAAACAGATCAACAGCTTGAAGCTCAAGATCATTTAGCAAGAGTAGGAGCTGCTATAGCTCCTAAGACAATTAAGTCTGCATCAGGATCAACTAAACAAGTATCAGCAGCTAAAGATCCAGGTTCTCCAACCAAGTCATCGGCAGCAGATAGAGATTCTGTTAAGTCCGCTAAGTCTAACTCTAATATAGTTAAATCTATGAGAGACTCAGCAGAAGAGTCAATCTCTTTAAAAGACACAATTAAGGATGCGTTAAGTGGTATCCTTAGTGAAGAAAATAAGATTAAGAAGAAGTTTGATATTGTAGTTGCAATGAATAAAGTATATTCTCTTATTAAGAAAGAGGTTACTAGCTCGTATATAGAAGGTGTAAATGAGGCTCGTGCAGATATGAATCTAATTCAAGATAGTTCACCTAGAATAGTTAGTAACATATTCGAAAGACTAGATAAGTTAAGAGATGATGTAACTAATAAGCTATCGAAAGATTCATCCTATCTAAATAAAGCAGCAGCTAGGATTGCTACTGCAATGAGAACAGAAAAGGTAAGAGGAAGAAACGTAGGGTACGCTACAGCATGTATCAATAATAAGAGAAATAAGTTTGTAATTTTCTCAGACCACGAAGATGTAGCACCTGATAGCTCACAATATATTGGAACTGAAATAGAGATAGAGTCAAATGGCTTTAGAAATGATTTACCGCCATTCAGGTCTAACTCAAGGCTTAAGATAAAGGTTGTATAATACGTTAAAGTTATTAACAACTATCTTGCGGAAATATATTAAATAGCAAGTTAATAACAATAAAATAATAAAACATTAGGAGTTAATGATGGCTAGGAAAAAGAAAACTACTGAAGAAGAAGTTATCGTAGACGAAGCGGTTGAAGAAACTGTTACAGAAGAAGTAACAGAAGTAACTCCGGAAGAAGTTCCGGAAGAGCAACCAGTAGTCGAAGAAGAACCTACTACTGAAGTAGTAGAAGAAAAAGTTATCACTGTCGGATCGACAGTAACTGTAACTAAGATCTCTGCTAAATTTAAAGAGCTTATTGGTAAGCAGGGTGTTGTACTAGAAAAGAACGGTGGTAGCATCTTAGTTGAAATTGATAAGAAGAAATTCTCAATCACAACCAAAAACGTAGAGGCGTAAATGCTTAAGAATAGCACCATAAAATTACTTGAACAATATAAGATTAACTTACCTGAAAGTACACTTATAAAGATAGAGGATGGTATTAGGAGAGATAAAGAGCTTCTAGTTACTATTGATGCTAGTCATTATGGATTTAGAAACAACAATGGCGTATTCTATCGCCATGACACAATGAGAGATGATGTTAACACATTTATCTTTCCAACACCTAAACCCATTATAGAGAAGCACAGACCAGAATCATCTGAAGTATTTGGTAATGTTATTTCTGCTACATACAAACTAACAGACTATTATAATACTCTTTCACAAACATTAGAGCTTGAAGGATTAACCTCAGAAGAGTATATTGCTCTTTGTAGAGATGAGTTACTTCCTTTTCAGAGAAGAATGAACGGTAAGTATAATGGCTTAGCATATGTGCAAGTTATAGGAAAGCTTAACCATAAACAAGGCATTAAGAAGGTTATGGATCAAGAGTTCCTAAGAGTATCTATTGGTGCTACGCCTAAAAGGCTTATATGTTCTGAATGTTTACAAGACCAGATGGATGGATTATGTGAGCACTACTATAATAGAAAAGGAAATAACTTCCTAGTAGCAGAACAGCTAGAATATGATGAGCTCTCTTTTATAGATAGACCTGCCGATCCTTTCGGTAAGATTATTCGCATACACGATAGAGAGATTATTGAAACAGTCGTAGAAGAAGAACCCAAGCTATTAGACACAGATATAAATGTAGTCTTTCTAAAAGATTTCTTTGAAGAAGCTGAGGGTAAAACATTTGTGTGCGTAGATAATATTTGCGCAATAATCAACGAGGAGGAACACATGAAGAAAACAAAATCTCTTTTAGATGAGTTTTCTGTAGAGCAAATTAATGCTATAGTTAAGTCTATCAAAATTAAGGATGAAGAATCTGATATTATCGCTTCTATTACCTTAACAGACGAACAGGCTAATGCGCTTGAAGATAAGCAATTTGCTATTGTACAAAAAACATCGGAAGGTGAACTACGCAGATTCCCCATGCATAATGAAGAAAGCGTCATCGTTGGATTCAAAATGCTAGATAGCGCAGAAGACCTTACCAAATCTGAAAAGAAGAGAGTTCTAGCTAAGCTTACTAAAGCAGCTAAAGCTTTCGATATCTCTTTAGAAGATGAAGAAGAAACCACAGAGCCTGAAGCTGAAGGCACTCCTGAAGGAGAAGAAAACACTTCTACCGAGGGTGAAGAAAAAGGTGAGGGTGAAGGTGAAGGCAGTGAGGGAGAAGAAGATCCCAAGCTTACTGACGAAGAACAACTAGATGCACTACTTGGATCAGTTAAGGAGTTTATCGGAAGTATCACTGAGGTACCTGAAAAACTAGAAGACAAGAAAAAAGATGCAGCTACTTTTACAGTAGAGAAAAATCCTGTAACTAAAATCTTTGATCTTCTGAAATGGTATGCAACTGACGTTGCTTATGCATCTTCTGCTCTTAGTAGAAGCGTTAGCGCTTTTCTAGAAGAAACTGGAAAAACAGCTATTGAAAAAGGAATCAAAGACGAGTATGATGAACTTAAAGGTAGTGCAGAAACATATGCTACTGAAAAAGAAGAACTACTTGCAGAAGTTGAATCACTTAGAGATGAGTGCACTTCTTTAGAAGAAGAAAACAAAGAACTTAACTTTGAGTTAAGATCAACAATTATTGATGAACTAGTTTCCAATAAAGTTTCTCTTGGTATCTTAGAAGACTCTGAAATCGAATCAGAAAAGTCTGAACTATTCAAAGTTCCTTATAATGCATTGACAATGCAAATTAAAGATACAAGAAAGCTTGTTTGTAAAATTAAAGATTCAGTTAATAACAAAATAGATATCAAGAAAGTTGACGATCCTACGCTTACGGATTCGGACAACGTTGATACAAAGGTTCGAGATCAGGAAGATCCCGAAAAAGAATCAGAATCAATTTCTGAGGAAAATTTAATTAGAGCATTTAAAAACCTACTTAAGTAAGTA